AGGTGCTAAGCTGAGAAGAGAGATGTCAGACATTGTTGAAGAAAATGCACATCAAAAGAAATCATTTGATTTGCAGAGTCCCATACATGATATTGAAAGATTTATCAAGGAATCTACCTTTGAGGGCTTTAGTCCAGATTTCAATTCCAGGAGCACACCAATTAAGATTATCAAGAGAAGTCAAAAGAAAAAGAACAGAAGAGACATTGGGACAAAGCTCATGGACTGGGTAACAGAGATGTCCATGGTAAGATATTCATCTTTCATATCTGAAGTCATCCTTGAATTATCATATGAATATAAGACCCCAAACAAGCCTAACAGTTGGACTTGCAAACCCATGAGAAACTATCCTTGTCTCATTTTGACAAGAAGTACAGGATCCCACATATTCTACAGCATATTATCAAAGACCTCTGAAGCAAAAGTATGGGACACAGGAAGGTTAGGGGCTCAGACCTATGAATGTGGTAGATGGACATTTTCTGACTTTGGCTCAATGGTTGAGGGGTCTCTAGAGCATTTCTTAAAAGCAGGTCCTTATATGGCTGCAATCTCTGCTTATTTACTTCAACATTTCAAGGTACCCTTTCTTAAAGGAATAAAAGAAATCCCAAAGGAGTACTGGGAGACCATGAAGCAATTGTTCTTGATCTATTTTAATAATAAGGGAGATGTAGAGAACATGGTAATGGATAGTAGATTCTTGTATATGAGAATCCTCCAGAAATTTGAGAATGACCCCTATCCTTTCATTGAAAGAATGCCAGAAGTGTTGAGATCTAGATTAGGGGTCTATTATGTTCATAGACTAGTCTCCTTGATGAAATCTTTCCGGAACAAGCCTGTTAAACAGGTAAGAATTAAGGGCATACCAGAAAATGACCCCAATTCTGTGAGGTTTACAGGGCTGAGATGTGTGTTTCATGACACACCCATACAGGTGGATCAGTTGATAGATACATTTTATTTCAGTTATACTGTGTCTAAGATCAAGGGTAAAGTGGGTGATAGAAGTTTGAAGATTGTCACAAAGATTGTAAAAGAAGAGATGTGGTGCAGAGACAACATTGCTGAAACAAAAGGGATAATTTGGCAGGATTTAAATGAACCTCAGAGGCAGCACTGGTCACTCTCCATGATGATAGTGATGATTGATTTATGTAAAGCAAAATGGAGGAAGATTTATGGAGACAACTTTGAGAGTCAATTAAACAGAAAAATAGCACTGAAATTCTGCAGACTTAGATTCTCTGATATAGCAACACTCAAGGCATCTTCAAAAGATCATGAAAACCCCCAAATAACTCTCCCTAAGGTTGAAGAAGAGCCTTTAACAGGTAGGGACTATGTGAAGAAGCTCAAAGAGCTGAACCCCAAGCTTGATGGTAAGAGACCTAGGGTGTTAAGTGAGTTGTTCAAGCTCATCAAGACCTACATGAATGCAACAGGAAATCAAGAGCCCACTCTACTTCAAATACTGCCTTATTGCCTGACAGAGTTGGTTGATAGAGGATATATCTACTCTGATTGCTTTGATAAAGATCAACATGGTGGCATTAGAGAGATTCATGTTCTGGAAATCAAGGCTAGAGTTGTGCAATATTTTGTGGAAAAGAGCGCAGAGTGCATGGGACATTTGTTCAAGACAGATAGCATCTTAAATCCTAAGTATAAAGAGAAGTTTATGAAGGAGCATGAACTACATTCTCAAGCAACTCTTGGAGATCACATGACCATGTGCAAGTCAGCTGATGCCACCAAATGGTGTCAAAGACATCATGTGAGCAAATTCTACATGCTCATGAATAGGCTCACAGGAGGACATTGGGATGGCTTGTACTATAATGTGTTCTACCTCTGGGTGAACAAGAGAATCTCTATCCCTGAAGAGTTGATAGCAATTTTACATACTTCTCAATTTCCAGAGTCAGATAATAAAACACTTCTATGGCTAAGAGAAAAATTTCTGTCGGGAAGTATGCCTTTTGTGTGTGAAGACTCAGATACCTTAGAGATCAAATTTGGTATGTGGCAAGGTATCTGGCATAAAGTTAGCACTGTCATGCATAGTCTGGTTCAAGATTATTTTGCAGACATATGTAGATCTGTTCTAAAGCATAGGAAGATGAGTGCTGTAGTAACTGTAATCCAGGGAAGTGATGATTCAGCCTGCTGCATTAGCTACAGTAACAAGGGGAGGAAATATGATGCACTAGTTCACATCCTACTGAAGTGGAAAGAGGAATTCCAGAAGTGGGTGTCAATATGGCCTAGTACAGCCAAGTCATCAATAGGAACACAGCTTTTCATTGAATACAATTCTGAGTGGTGGTATCGGGGGAAAGTCCTTAAGCCCACATTTAGATGGGTTAGTGCTTGCCTCCAAACTTCTATTGTCGAAAGTTTCTATGAGAGAGTTCAAATCTTTTATAGTGAGCTATCCACAGCTGTAGAGATGGGTTTGTGCACATTGACTGCTTCTGTAATCCAGAAGTGTCAGGCATGGCTTCATTACATGATGATGGGGTTCTCCAACCACATCCTGAGAGAAGAAATTTCTGAGTTACTATTGGAACACCCTTCTCCAGCTTTAGGGTTTTTCCCCCTAGATGGAGAAGAATACTGTGGCATTACAGGGTTTGATTATTCTCTATATGTGCTTCATAAGGATAATGGTTTAATGGTTCAGAAATATAGCAGAGAAATGGTGAACCCTAGCTCGCTGCTAGATTATGATGACAAGATAGACAAGAGCCTTAAGAAGGACTTGAAATCTCTTTTCATTGGATATGGG